GAACGACCCTTGCTGATTGACGATAGCTGCGCCGGCGCCGATGTCGGCATAGGCGGCAACGATCGGCGACTCGCCCACCAGCGGTGTCGGCTGGCGATATCGCTTGGTATGCAAGCGGATATGCAGCACGTCGCGCTGCGGCACCAACAACTGATTGTCGGCGCCAAGGCGGCGTTGAATAACGTCGTTGCCGTAGAGTTGATAGAAAATCTCGCCGTTGACCGCGAGCCGCGGCTGCGACATCAGCGGGTCCATCAGGTGGAGCTCATCCACCTCGTAGCGATCGTTGCGCAACGCCAGCGCATAGGTGTTGCCGTGCTCATAGAGCGAGCGCGTTGCATTGAGCATGAAATCGCTTGTTGATTGATAATCGTTGAAATAGCGCAACAGGCGGGACAGCGCCGAATTCTTGACGCGGTCGCGCCCGCCCTTTGAGTTGAGCCGCCAGTGATCGCCAGGGCACATGGCCACGGTCTGCGAATAGGCCGAGACGCAAGCCTCGACCATTGCCGACCGTGGCGCGGTGATCGGGTCGTATCCCTGTTGCCACCAATTCCAAGCGGCGCCATCCGGCAACCAGCCGCCCGTCACCGACAGATTGTAAGGGCCAGGGCGAAAGTCGCCTTCGCCTCGGCGAACGAGGCGATCGGCGATCCGCCCTAGCCAGGCGCGTGCGCTCACGTCGATGGGTTTGCCGTGGTCGCTCTGGTCGGATAGGTGCCGCGCTGCGGAGTCTTGCCCGCCTCGGCCTGGCGCTTTTCGCGCTCGGCCGCCGGCAGCATGCCGGTATCGGCCGGCGAGCCGTCCGGCTCCTTCTCGACCACATGCACGCCGCTTGCCGCCAGGTCGTTTTCCTCCTGGGTCGGCGTCGGCTTCACGCCCGCCATTGTCTCGCGTTGCTCGGCGTGTCCTTTCTCGCGGGCGGTCTTTTCGTCCGCGAGCCGCTTCTTGGTTTCCTCGACGCGCTTCTTGTTGGCGGCGGCGTCGTCGTGAGGCTGATCGGCCATCTGATGTTCCTTTCGTTTGCGTGTGTTTCAGTCTTTCACCCAAAGGGTGATAAGGCGTGAACTACCAAGTAACGCCGGCAACCCAAGCAACGACGCCCGCACGCCTGATGCACCAGTTCGTTGGTAGGATCAGCCGAAGGGCGAGGCTATCGGTTTGGAACATCGACTTGGCCGGCGCACCGACCACGGCGGGCGCCCCGGACGTGCCGATGTCGGTCGGCGCGGTGTCGTCGAAGACCAGCGTAGCCTGGTCGCTGATTTCGAACCTTGGCGCGTCGCCGCCAACCGCCACGAAGTCGGCGGCATCGAGGGCGATCACCGTGCCGAGCGGCACCGTGCCAGAAGTGATGACCGGCCATCCGCCGAGCCTGCCTTGACTGATTTCGTCGCGGAACGGGAAAACGCCCGCGCCCGGCGCCGCTACAAGCCCGATAGAATTTGCTTGCTGCGGATTGAGAAGCCAGACCGGCGCGCGCACATTGCCCTTGGTGCCGGTGAGCAGCGCGCCGGATATTTGCTTGATGTCACCGACCAGGGCGGTGAAGCCGCCGGCGGCGGTCGGCGTCAAGCCGGCCACGCCGTTGAGGATGCCGGCGGGCCGCACCACGGTCGCCGGGTTGGCATCGAGCAGCACACTATCAAGCGAGATAGCGGTGTCGTTTTGGATCGCGTCGCGGAGCAAGCCCTCGACCGCCGGCACGGAATGCTCGGACAATTCCCTGGTCCAAGTGGTGATCACGGCCATTTTCTTCGGCGTCAAGGTCTGCGAGCTGAACAGCCCTTGGCGAACCGGGATCGGCAAACCTTCACCAACAAACGAGCCGGCGATCGTCGGCGTGGTCGCGCGCGTCGGGATCAGGATTTTGCCGTAGGGACCAAACGAAAGCGACAATCCCTTCGCTGCAAGCCGCGGATAGATCGCCGCCGGATAGAGGACTTCCATGAACGCAGCGTAGGTGGTCTGCGCCAATTCCGCGGCCCATCCGACCGCGGTAGTGGTGGCCGGCGCGGTCGCGGCGCGCATGATCCACATCACCGCTTGCCGGTGCTGCTCGTCGTCCCCGTAGATTTCGCGCATCGTCACGTCGATCGGCTGGCGCTTCTGATGCGCGAACAATTGCGCGACGCCGCAATGCACGAGCAGATCGAGTCCTTCCGTTTTCTTGCGTGGCATTCCGAACGGCCGCGGCGTGTCGATGCTCGCAGTCTGGTGGGCGGCGATTGGAGTGATGGCCGTGCTGCCGCGAGCGGTGGTGACGAGCGCGCGCGAGCCGCCATTGTCGGAAGTCTCACCGAGTTGCCGCTCGGCATCGCGCAGGGAAGCGAGCGTGCGTTCCGCCTGCGTGAGGCTTGCGCTCAACTCGTTGGCGGCGCCCAGGCTGTCATCGCTGACGTTGCTGGCGTCGCCCTGCTTGTCCCAATGGTCGGTCAATTGATCTTTCAGTCCGTTGATGCGTTGTTCGACCGCAGTAATACGTTGAGCAAACGACGACATGGTCGTGCCCTTTCTGATGGGAGGTCGTGTCGGCTTGCCCGCCGGTTGAGCCCCGCGGCGAGCGGCCCGGTCTTTTGCGCCATGCCCGGCGAAGACGAGGTCGATCGTTGCAGGGGAAATTCTAAGGCCCTTGGCGACCGCCAGGGCGTTTGGATTGGCCGGGACCGAGACCAGGCTGCACTCGACCAGCTCGGCTTTGGTATAAAACACGCCGTAGTCGGACTCCTTGCGCGGCTTGGTTTCCATCGGCCGGAAGCCGACCGAAACGGCGCGCAGAATGTCGGCAGCGATCAACGCGCGGAGCTCGTCGATGCGCTCGGACGTGCCCTTGGGCGCCAGCTCGAGCTCGCCGCGCAATTGCTTGTCCACGACGCGGAGCTTGCTCCACTTGCCGATCGGCCATGATGAGTTGTGAGCAAACAAAGCAATCGGGTTTTTCTTGAAGGCGGCGAGCTCCCAGCCGTCCGCCATGATCACGTCATCCATTCGATCCGGCGTTTCGTCGGAGAGGATGAACTCAAGCGCCCCGACCTTGCCCTCGTGGGTCTTGTGGCGAATGTCGCCGGCGCCGCGATTTTCCCAAAGTATCTGGCACGCCTCGTCGTCCCCGATCTCATCGATGCACCGCTCCATGAAATCGTCCTCGCTCTCGTCCTCCTCGGGCTCGAGGTCTTGGCGAGACAGCTTCGCGGCTGCGTCCATGGCGGCGCCTCCTTACAAACTTTCGGGAATGGACAAGCGGCCCGCCGGGGACGGCGTGGTTAGGGCGGCCCCAGCGAGCCTACCGCACTGATGCCTCTCAGCGGTGCGGGTCGGGATTGTCGGAGCGTTGAATGCGATCGACCGAATGCCCGGCCGCCATACCGGCGGCAGCGCCGGCGCCGGTCTCGACCGCGATGCCGAACTTGCATTCATCGCGCGACTGCACGACCGGATGGTCGCGCGAGCCGGACCTGAATTTCACGAAATTGATCGAGCGGCCCCACGCCTCCGAAATCAGGATCGAGGTATTCGGCTTGGCGACCACGGTGACCTCGCCGCCCTTGCTGTCAAACAAGTCGTTGAACAGGTTGCCGTCGCTCGAGACCTGAAAAGTCAAATTTGCGGGCGTGAATTCCTGCGGGACGGTGATGCGGACGATGTTGCCTGCGGAGCAGTCTGCGGCGTCCGAAAGCGACTCGCCGAACGGGATGGTCGGGCCGTCAACGATGGTGATCGGCATAGGGCATCTCCTGGTTTGAGGTCACATGGCCGATTGAAGCAACTGATTGGCGCGGTTGAACAAGGGTCCAAGGCTAGATCGCTGTATGGTGCGGGTGCTGTTGCTTTGAACACTGAAAAAATGGAGTCGCCTGGAAATGAGGATTCAAAAAACGCTTGCCCCCGCCGCCGTCGTGGTTGCTGCTCTTTTGTCAACGGCTCACGCACAATGGCCCGCCGGGGCCCTGCCCGAACCAAAGGCATTTTTCAAATCGCTCGGTACGTTCATGCTATACGAGAAGCTCTGCAATGTACCAACTATCATCACTCCGACGACCAAGATTGTGATGGGCAATTTGCTGGCACTGTTGTCGGATGACGATCGTCATCAAATCGCCTTGGACACAAAGGCCGAAGTGAAAGAGGAAATCGAGGCAGCTGGCCTCCAAAAATTTTGCGCTATTTACGGGCCCGACATGACACCACTCATTCGCAAGTTGAACGATGAAAGCGCACATTTAGTGGAACGATCGCGATAATCCGCCGACCAATTATTGGTTCTAAACGATGCCGGCCGTTGTCAACGCCTCGACATCCGCGAACATGGCGTCGGCCGCAGCAACTATTTCTACCTCTTTTCTATTGATCGGGCCCCAGTGCTGCCGAAGGTGACGCAAGCCGATGGCCGCGGCCTCGATCGCGAATTGCGGGCAGCACTTGCAGAGCTTTTGGAAGTCGCGACCGGCGCCGCTGCCGTAGTTTTCCCAATCGGACTCCGAGCAGGAAACATCGTCAGAGAAGACCGCGAGCGCGCATTGCGGAACGTCGCTGCTCAAGGCCGCAGCGTATTCGGCCGCGAGCTTTTCGATCTCGGTCGAGCAACCCGCGGAATTCCATGATTGCTGAAACAGTCCGGCCTCGGCGGTTTCACTCTCGACATTCTCGGCGCTTTGATCGCGGCCCTCGCAATGTCGGCCGGACGACTCGCGCATACCCAGGCCGAGCAACAACACGAAAAGGTGTCGCAGCGTCGCGATGCCGGCGGCTTCGTTGCTCATGTCGAAATCGTCGAATATCTCCGCGTACCATGCGAGCGCATCCGTGTCCGGGTCGTGGGAATTGGCCCGCGCCATATCGAGCGCGGAACTATCAAACGCCAACAGCTTACGCAGGCACATCGCGAAGGCGACCGCCATGCCGGCGATGTAGGCCAGCGGCGCAACGCCGCGGTCGTCCCAGCTATAGCTGGCGATGTCCGACGAGCGCGCGATCGTTACGATGTGGTCGGTCGTCACCGGATCGAGCGGCTCGAGCAGCGCCGGCGGATAGGGCGGCAGGCGGAATTCGGCGTTGAGCTCATCCCAGGTCAGCGGCCCGACGACGCCATCGGAAACCAAATCGGCACCGCTCTGGTAGGCAGCGACCGCGTCCGCGGTGGCCTCGCCGAATTCTCCGTCGATCGGCTCGACCTCGAGGACGCGCTGCACGAGCGCGACCTGGCTCCCGATTGAGCCGATGCTAAGAACCGGCCGCTCGATCATCGGTACATCAGATGCGGTTGCGGAATGCCGGGACCGAAGCCGAGCAAGCCGGAAAGCCAGACCAGAACGGCGATAATGCAGAGCAGACCGACGATGACCTTGCCCCACTTGTAGACGTTCGCGTCGATCGACCAACCCATGAAGCTCGTGATCAACCAAACAATGCAGAATGCGATGAAGATGACGATCGCGATGTAAAGCAGGAGGTAAGCAAAGCTGATGAGAATTCCCATTTGATCGCCTCCCTATCGCACCTTGTTTGCCGGATGATTTGGATCGAGCGGCCAGCCGTCGTCGTCAACGTCGATGCTGTAGCCATCAAGCTCGATAAACCGCTTGGACGAGTTGTGGCAGGC